TAACAAGCATTGGGTCATCTTCAGCTATCTCACCTTCTATGCCTTCAGGAAGTTCTACTGTATATCCATCTTCAGGCGCACCAGTAAATGCTCCTAACTTAGATTCTAGTCCAGCATAAGCTTTAGCTTGGTCAGCTACTGTTTTATATTTGTTTGACTTAAACCATTCAGGAGCATCACCCTCTCCTTTAATGTCTTCTGCCATCATCCAACCTTCACTAACAACCTCAGTAGATTCAGTTGTCTCTGTTGTAGCTTCAGCTTCAGGTGCTACTTCCTGTTCGTTCAATATTGTTTCTTCACTCATTGTTGTCTCCTTGAGGTAAATAATCGCCATTTTCTCTGCGTTTAATGGCATTTTGTATAGTGCGTATTACACTGTTTTGCCCCTCTCTGTAAAAACCTTGTTCAGCTGGCTGAGTAGGAATACAGACAGGAGCTTTGATATAACGCTCCTCCCAATGACTTAATATCTTTTTGCCATCAGGAGTTTTAAATAGCCTAGCTATCATTGCGTCAAAGTCTTTATCCACTCATTTGCTCCATAGCTTGTTGAGCTAGTTCAGGATTTTGTGCTGCTGCTTCTGCTGCTTGAGCCATCTCTGCTTGCTCTTGCATTTGCTGCTTCATTGCTTCACGTTCATCTTTGTCTCTCACTAAGTCAGGGTCAACACCAAGTAGTTTAGCTATATGCTCTGGAAATGCTTCAAGGTCCAGACCAATTCTGACAGCATCTTCACCAACCATCATAGCAAACTGTACAAACTGAGCTAACTTGTTAACCTCATCCATATCCTGTTGCTGTGCTAATGGTGATATAACTTTAATCTCAACTTCTTGATTGCCAACTTTAATAGGAGCAACTTTTCCGTTACGTTGAAGAATATCTATAGCTCTCTTAATAAGCTTGTTAATAAACTCCATTTGTAAACGACCAAACGATGAACCAATGTCTGACATAAGCTCTTGCTGTCTAATTGAAACTTCAGTAGCTGACTTTGTTGGACCTTCCATTGGACCAAGTTGGTCATGAAACAATGCTTTCTTAATGTTCTCACGCAAGTCTTGTAACACTAACTCACTGACATTGAAGTTACCACCTGACTGTAAAGGTGATAAAGAACCTTCAGCTGCTACAGGTATAACTGCTCCAGATTTAATGTTAACTGTCCAAGGATTAAGAACTCCATCATCAACAGCTGTATAAACACCGACAATTTCTTTTTCAGCGTTCTTTAGTACAAACTTAACAACCTCATTAGCTGTCTTAATGTCAGGTAATGCTGTCATGATAGGACCACGACCATATCTTTCACCAGCAACTTTAGACCAACGAAACACAATCCAAGGTGATACTTCAAAATAATCTTCAAAGATAACATGCTTAGTGCCTTCTTCTATAATGACATACTCATAGATTTTTTTTTCAGGATTGTAAACAGTAGCTTCAATAATAGGAACAAGTTCATCTGGCTTAGTTTCCATCATCTCCATGACTGCTGGTGAGCATTTACCTTTCTTCCACACTTGTTTAATGTTACGTGCTGGATGTTCATGTCTTCTAAAAACAGTCTCAATAGTTCCATGAGGTCCATCTTCTACTAACAATTCTTTTAATGGCACAGCTGTAAACTTGAGTAAAGCATCACCTTCACCTTCATTAAGAAGTAATGCTCCAGTACCTACAGCTAAATCAAGAAATGATTCGTGTGCTTCTGTTGCTAGATTAGAATGACTTATATAACTAAACAAAGTATCTGTAACTTCTTCTAGTTGTTTATCAATCTTATTAGCATATTGTTGAGGAATACCAGTACCAGCAGATAACTTAGCCCACTTTTTAAATGGTGGCACAAGTGTTGACTGAAGCCTTGACGCAAATCTTTGAGTACCTATCAATGCTGTCGAGTCATATATCTTGGTATTCTTTTTTGCACCTTCTGTGTGTTGATTAAGCACTTCTCTTTGAGGTAATGCGTATTCATAACACTCTTTCCAGTGTGATTCCCATAAGCTTCGATGTTGTTTAGCAACTTCATATCGCTTTACTAAAGCATCAGTAAGCTCTGAGCTTTTTTTATATGTTGGCATAATATTATCCTAGTGTGTCTGAAAGCCCTCTTTCATCATTAGTCATTAAAGAACGCTTACCCATTCTTCTTCTCTTTGAACGCTTCATAGACGTTTTCTCATAAGCTTTTTCTTCTCTAAGTTCAGAGTCTCTTCTGTTATCTGCATCTATTTCAGCTGCTGATTTAACTGGTGCTGGTGGTGCTGATGGTTTACTTCTAAATCCAAATGTAAGTTTGCTTTCTAGCCATTCTCTGTTGTAGCTAGGTAATAAATATTTCATGTACTTCTCCTTTTTATATATTTGTGTAATTGCCAAGGTGTTACTACCCAGCATGCCTTTATTCCCAAGACTTGTTTACATACTGTTACGCATGTGAGCATCCCCCTGAAGATAAATTTTGGTTTTATTGTTTTCTTGTATCGTATGACTTTCCATCCAGTTTGTTCAAATAAACTTGGAACATCATCTTCGCTTGTATATGGCATAACATTAACGTCTAACTGTTGACCTAATGGGTCTACTAATATCCAGTTGTACCCATCCCACTTAAACACGCAGCAGTGTCTGTAACCTTTACGAGTAAATACATCCCAGAAATGTGGAACATCTGAATCTCCAAAGGCTACGAAATAATCTATGTTTAAGCTGTCAGCCATGATATGTTTGCCTGTGGTTGTCCTATTCTTTGTTGTTTACTCTTGTCTCTGTATGCAATAGAGAAATACCTCCACGCATCGCTAAAGTGTGATGTCCAATCATGCAGTGGATGTGGTTTATATACCCCTTTCTTCTCATCAAACTCTTTACGGTATCGTCTCAAAGCCTGTAAACCTTCCTTAGTGCTATCCTTTTTGAAATAGCATTTAGGTAATACAGCCCTAGCAGCATGAATACCATCCTCAATTGTTAATCGCCTGACTACCCTAAAATGGATACCTAGCTTACGAGCTGTCTCTAGTCTTGACTTGCCACTACCAAGCTCTCTGACTTGAATATCATGTGGTGCGTAATGCTCACCTAAAACAGCTTGATGTTTAGTTCTCCAATCATGCAGCCAGTTAATATAAAACTGTAGGCCTTCCCCTTGATTCTCATAGCAGTCCACTACACGAATCTCCATGCCTACTTGTTGTACTAACCAAATAGCAGTGCTGTCTGATATTCCTAAATCCCAGTAAGTATCTACAGGAATCATAGGTTCAACAGCAAAGTCTATAATTTGGTCATCTGGAATAAATTTAGCAAAGTAAGCACCATCCCTATTAGATAACACCTCACCTTCCCAAACATGATTGTACAAATCAATGTTCTTCTCTTTAAGATGTAGCCTTTCTTTCTCCAGCTCCTTTGGAAACCATGGGTTCTCAGACCAGTTAGTTTTGACCACGTATGAATCTGGAGGAGTATTAATTACAAACCTTTGGTAAGTGTCATCCATCTCATCATTAGGGTTAAAGCTAATCATAAACTGACTACCCTCTTTTCTGACCGTTGGGATTAATGTCTCCCAACTGCTGTAAGTTAACTGGTCGGCCTCTTCAGCAAAACAAATATCAATACCTTCCATTGATTTAACTTTAGAGATGTTAGACTTAATACCTTCAAAAATAAAGCGTGAACCATTTGTTCCTATAATCTGAGTCTTCTGAACATCAAAGTATTGTTGTAAACCCATTCTGTCAATTGTGTCAGACAATAATTGTAAGACTGATTCTGATATGCTTCGCTGTACTTCTCTCACACACAGCACTCTTGTTGGTTTCTGCCATGCTCTCAGCACTAATATCTGAGCTATACTCCAGCTCTTAGCACCACCTCTTCCACCATAGCTCACGAGATACCTATATTTAGGGTCTAGGAACGGTTCAAACTGTTTAGTTATTTGTAGCTCAACTTTCAAGTTCTTCCTCTATAGCTTTAACAGCACCTTCAACTACAGTAATCACTACATTGTTATCTGCTTGACCTGTCTGATTTAGATTTACATCCCTAACATCAGCATAACCTCTATCTTTCAATACCATAGGAGCAAACTTATTCAGGACCACTGGGTTTCTATCTTCAAACACTTGTCTGTTTATCTCATCTTCCCATCTATCTTTTAGTGCTTCTCTGGCTTGTTCTACTGCTACATCAAAGCTGTCACTTTCTTTTAGCCATCTGTAATACGTTTGTCTTGTTATATCAACTGACGCACAAGCTTTACTCACGTTACAATAGCTATTAACATAAGCATTAATAAATTTAACCTGATTGTCTTTTAATCCATCCCCAATGAGGACAGGCATTTCTCTATCCATTAGTGTCTAGTTTTAGTCTCAGGTTCTGTATCTCTGTTTATGTCTAACTCAATTTCATCAAGCATATCGCTTATACCTATGTGAGCATCGTTTACGCTAATGTCATGAAAGTCTGCTATCACTATTAACGCAGCAATGTACCTCTCTGATATATCATCATCAGTAAAGTTTTTGATTTGTTCGTCTAAACTATTCACCAGTGATAGGCTCTTTTGCATTTTGTTTTTGCCACTCTTGAAAATCACCAAGCTCACGAATAATTAATTCAAAGTTATTCTTACCCATTTCATCTTTACAAAGATAACGACCACCCTCTGCTATTTTTTTTATTCTAGTAACTTTATTCATTAATTTTTCAATTTCATCTATCACTTTCTATTTCCTCTTCAGAAGGCAATCTAACTCCATACTCAGCAGCATGTATTTCAATTTGCTCTAAAAAATTTTGAAACTCCCCTACTGTTAAATACTTTGCCCTTTCATGCCTTTGTATCTTTGAGCCATCAAGATTACTAACAAAAGATGTTTCCCCTAATATTGATTGCTGTAATATTTCAGCCATCTCATTTTTGTGATGTCCATGAAAATCTCCAAGGACTCTCATCCAAACCCAAAAGAGTTTGTTTTGTTGACCTGTTCTAGTTAACTTATCTTCTTCAAGAGTCAACACAGCTTTGCTACCTTTGCACGTATTCCAAAAAGATGACCAAAAAGCTTTAAACATTCTGACCGCAGTTTCTGGATTATGATAATCAAGGTAAAGTTTCATTAGCCAAGGCCAATAGCATTAGCAATAACACCAACAACTACAAACGCTATCACGATTGCTAGTTTTGGATTAGCTTTCGCCCATGCTTTTGC